TAAAAAAACATCTATTAAATCTACTAAAGTAATACAAACAAACCAAAAGAACTAACTTATAGATAAGACTCTGTAAGTGGAACATTAAACAAAAGGAACAGACATTATGTTATATAAAATTAAAGTTGGCAAAGAAGAACTAACAGTTCAAGCTAATAGTCAAGCTAGTGCTGAAGCATGGGTTGCTAAAAAACATGGTAAACCAGCAAGTGCAGTTGAAGCTCCAGAATATCCTGAAGTAGAAGTTACAGCTACTCCAATTGAAGAGATTGAAGAAGTAGAAGAAGAAACTACACTAGAAGAATTAGCTGATGAGTGGGATGAACTAGATGAAGATGAAACTGACTCCGACGACTCTTAACAGTTGGCGTATAGTTCCAAGAGCATTAATACTAACATATGTGGTTGCATTTTATGATGCTACACAATGGTTTATGGCCTTGCCCGACCCTACTAACGCACAAAGCGGATTCGTGAGTGTTATAGTGGGTGCAGGCGCAGGCTTCTTTGGCATATATGTCAATGGTGGTAACAAGGAAAGTAAATGAGTTTATCAATCCCCCAACAAACTATATTTGATGACCCTGCGAGATTTAAATGTATTTCTGCCGGCAGGAGATTTGGAAAAACATTCCTCAGTATGTGGGAAATAGCAAGAGCCGCAAGGTATCCTGACCAAAAGATTATGTATGTTGCTCCCACATATAGAATGGGTAAACAAATCATATGGAAACAACTGTGTGATGAAATGCGTAAGCGTCGATGGGTTAAAAAAATTAACGAAAGTGATTTAACAATGACATTAATTAATAAAACTACTATCAGTGTCCGTTCAGCAGACAATTACGATGCAATGCGTGGAATTTCCTCAGACATGATTATATTAGATGAAATTGCATTTATGAAGAAAGAGGTATGGACAGATGTTTTAAGACCAACACTAAGTGACAGGAAGGGTAAAGCAATATTTATATCTACTCCACAAGGCTTCAATTGGTTTTATGATATGTGGAACTTTGCCAAGAATGCAGAAGATTGGAGTAGTTACCAATATACTACAATCGAGGGCGGACAAATCGACGCTGCAGAAGTTGAAGCAGCTAAAATGGACTTACCATTAAAGACATTCTTACAGGAATACGAAGCAAGGTTCGAAAACAGTGGACACCTTATATATTATGCATTTGATATGGAAGAGAATGTCAAGAGTTTTAGTGAAGAAACACCTAGAATCATTCATGTGGGTCTCGATTTCAATGTAAATCCTATGAGTGCAGTAATAGGCAGAGTAGACAAAAGTGGATTACATATATTTGATGAAATTGTAATGGCAAACTCACATACAGAAGAGATGTGTCAAGAGATACGCAGTAGATACCCCAACAATCCTATTGTAGTATATCCTGATCCTGCAGGCCGGGCCAGAAAATCGAGCTCAAGTAGAACAGACCATGCTATATTAGAGCAATGGGGCTTTACAGTTAAAGTAAGGCGCAGTCATACTAGTGTTAAAGACAGAATAAACGCAGTAAACAGATTATGGTGTGATGCAAGTGGACAACGAACTATGCATGTTGACCCAATGTGCAAAGAAACTATCAGTTGCACAACAAAGCACCAATATAAAGAAGGGACAACAGTGCCTTCAAAAGGTGAAACGGGTGTGGACTATTCACACCAGAATGATGCATTAGGCTACTTAGTAGACTACTTGTATCCTATTAAACGCCCGCAACCAGAGGATACTGGAACGCAAAGATGGGGACATTTTTAGATGATAAATACATTATACGCAATTGATCACTGCGGTGCCCCGACGATAACCTATAGGAAAACAACAACATGGATTTAGATAACATATTATCAACACATCCTGCATATGATGAAGTAAGCACCCAAGCACAGTATCTTTATAGAAGTTATGTGGGTGGCCAAACATATAGAGCCGGACATTACTTAACACATTACATTGGTGAAGACCAAGGTCCTGGCGACCAGTATGGTAAAAGACTATTAGCAACACCATTGGACAATCATGTTCAAACAACAATAGACATATACAGAAGCTTCCTGTTTAGAGAAGCACCAAGTAGAGAACTAGGCAGTTTAGCAGGTAACAGCAGTGTTGAAGATTGGGTTAACGATACAGACCAAGCAGGACAAGGTATGAACAGCTTCTTAAAGACAGCTAACGACCTCGCTCTTGTCACAGGTAATGTATGGATATTAGTCGATAAGGCAACATATAAAGTGCAAACTAGAGCAGAAGAGGAAGCACTAGGAATTAGGGCCTACTGTGCGACATACACCCCGGACAATGTTCTTAATTGGGAGTATGAACGCAACATAGCTGGTAAGATGGTTCTTAATCATATTAAAGTTAAAGAATCAGACAACAATGAACAAACAGTTATAACATGTTGGTATCCAGACTATATTATGCGTTATGTAATAACCAAAGACAAGAACGGTGAACCTGATGTTATTCACAGTGAACAACAGTTTGAAAACCCATTGGGTTATATACCGTTTGTGAACCATATGCCTCTACGCAGTCCTATACAAGGTGTTGGTTACAGTTTAGTTAGTGATGTTGCAGATGGACAAAGATATATTTACAACCTACTTAGCGAACTTGAGACAACCATTCGTATAAGCGGACACCCTACATTAGTTAAGACACAAGCAACCAGTGCCGCAGCAGGTGCAGGTGCTATTATTCAAATGGATAACGATATGGATCCTGGACTAAAACCATACCTACTACAGCCAACAGCTGCAGGAGTAAATGGTATCCTGGACAGTATTGATAAAGTAGTTGAAGGTATACAGCGTATGACACATACAAGCGCCGTGCAAGCAACTAAAGGATCACCTATTAGTGGAGTAGCATTAACTGTTGAAAGACAATTGTTAAATGCAAAGCTAACAGACATAGCTGATACCTTACAAGAAACAGAAGAGAAATTATGGGATATATGGTTTAACTGGCAAGGTATTGAAGCACCAGCAGACTTTGATATTACATACTCAATGAACTTTGATGCAAAAGATCAACACAGCGAAGTTGAATTGTATCGCAAAGCTATCGAGGTAGCACCAAATGGCGCTCTCGTTAAGTATTTGCAAGAAGATGTAGCAAGGATGCTGATAGACGACCCAGAAGAATTAAACATTGTCTTAAATGCTATGAATGAATCTACTGAAGAACCTGAAGCAGAGACGCACGAAATGCCAGACGGCACTATAATGCCTGGTGCATCACATGGTGATTTACCAGAGGCATAAATAACATTATACTAGTTTACTTTAGTAGGCTGGATTAACCCTCAAATAGGAGATACGGATATGGACGATAATACCATAGTTAATACTGAAACTGTTGCTACTGGAGCACAGGATTCAGGAGCAAGTCAAGATAACATCCAGGAAGTGGCTTCATTTTCACAAGAAGATGTGGATAAGATAGTTGCGAAACGCTTAAAGCAAGTTCAAAAGAAATACGAAGGTATTAATGTTGATGAATATCAACAACTAAAGAGCTTACAAGAGCGAGTTGAAGAGCAGGAATTAATGGATCGTAAAGATTTTGATGTTCTCTTAAAGAAGACTAAAGACAAGTATGATAACGAAGTTATTACACTTAAAAGTCAATTAGAGAGTGTTAAGATTGATGGTGCATTGATTGATGCCGCTTCCAAACAAAAAGGAATAGCGCCAGAGCAAATATCTAAGTTGCTTCGCGATAGTGTAAAGCTGAACTCAGCAGGTGATGTAGTAATTAATGACACGGACGGTCAAGTTCGTTACAATGATGAAGCTACACCAATGACAGTAGAACAGCTTGTAAAGGAGTTTTTGGACACAAATACTTTTTATCGTGCAGCAGGTCCAACGGGGACACAGAGCGAAGGTAATGTTTCAATAGCAGACAAACATAAGTTTGATCTGGGGTCACTTGATATGACCAACCCTGAACACAGACAGATCTTTAAAGAGATGAAAGCGTCAGGGAAACTATAACTTAAATAAGGATAATAATCATGGCTTTTAATACAGCATACGACTTAGACGCACTTATGGTGCCTACTAAGGCTCAGGCAATTTTCACAGCACAAGAAAATAGCCTTTACCTACCTGGAACAATGATTCCACAGGTAAAAGTGAACTCAGGTTCATTCTCAATCCAAGTCCCAGTATTTGGACAAGTAGCAGCTACAGAACTTACAGCAGCATCTCACGCAGGTGACGACTTTGCAGTAACTAATGTAACAGCACAAAAAGTTAGCATCGACGCTAACATTTTCGCAGCTCGTGATGTAATTCGCGATCTGGGGGATATCGACCCTATGGAATTAGGTCGTGTTTTAGGTAAATCTGTTGCACTAGCATTTGATACTTCTGTATCAACAGCATTAACAGACGCAGTTAAGATTACTCAAACAGCAGTAACAGGCGGAACAGTTGATACATCTGAATTGTTTACAGCAGCAGCAGTATTACGCGGTAACGGCGAAATGGGACAGCTTTATGCAATCCTATCACCAGCAGCGGCAGCAGGCTTGTTAACATCAATTGGCACAGCAGCTTATGCAGGTTCAGATTTGCAAAACAACGCAATGACTAACAGTTATGTTGGTAATGTTGCAGGAATCCAAGTCTATCAATCAGCTTCACTAGGTGGTATTTCTGGTGCTGATGGAACTGTATTCTCTGAAGATGCATTCCGTATTGCAATGTTTAAAAATGTTGATCTAGAAGCACAGCGTAGAGCTGCTGCGGTTGGAACAGACATCGTTGCATCACTACATGCAGGTATTGGTATCACTGATCCAACTCGTGCATATAGAATGACTACTGCTTAATATTAAGCAAAGAGCAGTGGACATTAGTCCACTGCAATAAACCTGGAGATAAAGATGGCATTTGCTACAAACCAAATACTACAAGAATATGTAAACGACATCTTCGAACACGGTGTTGATGATTGGACAGATGAATTAAACAAAGCAGAAGGTGATGTGATTAATCAGATCAAAGTCCGCTATTGGAACAAGATGCATAGTAGAAGTGCGTTTGATATTACAAAACTTACCTCTACACAATGGACTCGTGCCACTGTTTATCGTGCTTTAAGCACACACATTATGCCCAAGTTATCTACCTATCGTGTAGATGATGTGTTCATGGAGCAAATAAAGTTTTATAAAGAACAATACGCTGAGGAACTAGACACACAGTTTGCAGTAGGTATCGAATATGATGCTGATGGCAGTGGTGATGTTGACCCGGATTCGGAAGTTACTGAGTGGGATGTTACTAATAGGCTTTATCGATGAGCAGTATACGAGAACAAATAGTATCTAAGATTTACAGTGCTCTAAGCAATCAGAGAACTGTGAAGCTTGGGGTAGTAAAGCGTGATCCAATTATCCCTGATGAATTACCTAGAACTGGTTTTCCAGCACTAAGTATTGAATCCACTGACGAAGAAAGAACACCACTGACAAGCACCATGTATGAAAGTATAATGGAAGTTGAATGTGTTGTTTATGTTAATGGAGCCAACAGAGATAGTCAACGCAATGAAGTATTATTTGCAGTCGAGAATAAAATATTGGCTGATGTAGAAATAAAGGCTTTAGTGAGTGATATTTATGTCACCAGGATAGAGAACATAGAGAATGGTCAAGCTAGTCCATACGCAAGTAGTAGATTAGTCTTTACAGTTCGATATTGTTATTAATGTTTAATATAGGAGAATATAAACATGGCATGTTATGAAGGACGCAATGGCGTCGTAAAAACAGGTGTAGTAGGATCTGAGGTAGCTGTTGCACAGTTAACTTCTTACACTATTACAGAGACAGCTGACACAGCTGAATGCACACACTTTGACACCGCTGGTTTCAGAGAATATAAAACTACTTTCCGTTCGTGGGAACTAAGTGCAGATATGGTTTGGGACCGTCAAGACGGAACTTTAACTGTAGGTAGTGAAGTAGCAATCGAAGTATTTCCTGAAGGTGATACAACGGGCGTTACTGACTGGTTAATTTCTGGAGCAGTTGCTATTATTACATCTATGGATGTAACGGCAGCAACAGAAGACAATGTTACAGCATCTGTTACTATGCAGGGTTCTGGCGCATTGGTTCGTGCAGCAGCAGGTTAATACATACTATGGGCAATCAATCAAAAGCGGTTATGAAAGACCTCAAGCGAGAGATTGCCCATGACTTTAAGGACTATAATAAAGATCTATTAGATAACTTAAAGAAGAACACGCCAGTAGGCACTAGCGGAAAAGCACGCCAAGGCTGGAAGAATAAATACAACAACGAGATTGGAAAGAAAAGCAAATACAATCTAGTTGAGAATAAAGTCCCCTACATTGGTGTCCTAGACACTGGTAGCAGTAATCAAGCGCCAAATGGCATTGTAAAGCCTGCATTAACTAAAACAAAACAAGGAAAATAAAATGAGCGTAATTAATAAAGCAAGTGAGCATTTCAAAGAGATCGTATCACAAGGAATGAAAAGTATTGAAGTCCCAGAATGGGGTTCAACATTATACTTTAAGGCAGCAGTTAGTTTTGCCGCAGAACAAAAAGTAATACAACTACACACTGAAGGCAAGCAAGTGGAAGCACTATGTGAGTCATTGGTTAACCGTGCATGTGATGCAGACGGTAAGCGAGTATTTAAATCAGCTGATAAGGTAATACTAATGAACAGTGTTGACCCAGCAGTTATCTTGCGTGTGGTTAACCAGATGAATGCACTAGAGGTTGCACCAGACGACTTGGGAAACTAATTAAGGACAAGGAGATATTCTTCTTGTTCCAGTTAGCAGAACAACTTCATATACCAGTTGGCGAGTTAATGAATCGCCTTACTAGAACAGAGCTTCAAGCATGGGCCAAATATTATGAACATAAGGCACAAATAGCCAAAAGGAAATAGGACACATGACAACTAGATACGATATATTAATTGAAGCAAACGATAAAGCTAGTAAGAATATCAAGGCCATTAATGTTGCATTAAAGAAAACAGATACTAATGCAACAAAGGCTGCTAAAGCAGTTGGTAAAATGAGTGGCAATTTAGCCAAGGCGAGCTTAAAGGTAGCCACTGGTGGTATGAAGGGCTTAGCGGCCGCAACAGTAGCGGCAACAGCCGCTTTTGTCGTCTTTGGAACTAAGAGCATTAATGCACTAGATGAGCTTGGAAAACTAAGCTCAAAGTTAGGTGTTAGCACAAAGTTCCTAAGTGAATACGGCGCAGTAGCAGATAAAGCCGGACTAAGTCAAACACAGTTTACAACAGGTGTTCAAAGATTCCTAAGAAGACTAGGTGAAGCACAACAAGGAACTGGCGAACTATTAAAACCACTTAAAGCTATGGGCATTGCAATTAAAGACAGCAATGGTAACTTCCGTGGCGGAACAGAAGTGTTTCAGGATTATATCAAGAGTTTAGGTGGAATGGCTAACGCTCAACAAGCATTAGCATTTGCAACAAAAGGTTTTGATACTGAAGGTGTTGCATTTATTAACATTGCCAAACTAGGCACAGAACAAATAAACAAATTCAAACAAGCTGCAAGGGACGCAGGATTAGTAGTAGATGATAAACTAATCAGAGCGGCAGAGGATGCCAAGGACGCAATTAGCGGCATAACAGATATTGCAAAAGGTTTTGGACTACAGTTCTTTGGAAACTTAGCAAAGCCATTACAAACATTTGCAGACGATCTTAAAAATAAAATCAATGAAGCAGTAAAAGGCGCTGGCGGAATGGAAGCGTTCTCAAAAGCACTAGCAAGCAAGTTCCTTAGTGCAGCAGCTGATACCCTAGAAGCATTTACCAAACTATTTGAAGGGTTCGCTAACACCATGCGAATACTTGGCAATATAGTTAAGATAATGTTAACTAAGATTCCTGCAAGTCTGACAGGTGGTAAGCAATATGCGATCTTTGAAAAAGGTCAAAAGTCTGTTGAAGACTACAAAAAAGAATTAGAAGCAGCAATTAAAGTAAGAGATGAATTAGCCGCAAAGGACGAAGCATATAGTAAAGACAGAAAATGGTGGCAGGGTGCTGGAATGCGAGACAATCCTGTTATTGAGCAAGGTCCAGGTGGGATGCTTGTCAATAAACTATCTGGAGCCAATATCACCGTATCAAGACTTCAAGAAAAGATAGCAGAACTAAACAATACAGAATTCTTAAATTTAGGATATGAAAAAGTTGATCTATTTAGTGGTAGTATTGGCAATGCTATATTAAAAATGCGTGAGATGGCAGCAGAAATGGCTAAGCCAATGACATTACCACCTCGTATACCAGGTGATCATCATCCAGACTCACCAAAAGCAAAAACAAAGAACACAGTTGCAATGGAAGTTGCAGCAATTGATATGCTTATATCTAAAAACAAAGCATTAATGCCTCAACAAGCTCAACTAATAGCACGATATGAAGGGCTGAGAGTTAAGATAGGCGAATTTAAGATAGCACTTGCTGACGGCACATCTGCAACAGATGAACAAAAGAAGGCACTTAACGAACTACTTCAATCAGCAACTGACGAAAAGAATACACTACACAGTCGTATTAAGATGGGTGAAACTGTTAATGCAGTATACGAAGCAAGTGCAACTGCATTACAAACATTAAAAACAAAAGAAACAGAACTTGAAAGTGCAATAAGTCAAACTGTAAATACAATGAAAGATGAAAGATTTGCAACAGACGACAGAAAAGCATTATTAATAGCACTAAAGGCTGAACTTGAAGCGAATAAGATTGCACAAGACAAGTTAACAGGCGAATATAAAGAAGCAGCCAAGCCAATGGAAACATTAGCTGAGTTTATGGCTAAAATAACAGAACAAGGCAAACAAGCAACAAACGCAAGTTACAATTTACAAACCGCAATTAATATAATGACAGCTGATATAATTGCAGGACGAGGCAATGTAATAGAACTAGCGGCGGCACTAGAGATACTTAATGGCATGCTAGCGAAAACAGATAAAGCATCTAAAACATTAAGTGTAGGCGAAGATGCTAAAGAAAGATTAGATGCATTAGTTAAAGAAACAGAATATACACCTAGACTAGTAGCGGCACTTAAAGAACTTGGTGCAACAAGAGAACAACTACTTAACCTTGGCGTTGTAGATGAAACAATGCAAGAGTCAATGATTAAAAGACTAGAGTTGTTACGAGAAGAACAAAACCTGGCTCCGGACATACTTAAATATTTGCAAGACAAGTATGATCTTACAATGAAAGAAGCTGAAGCACTAGGACTGGTTAATGAAGCAAGTTTAACTGCAACAGAAACACTGTTCAAAGGCATGGATGAGAATCTTAAGAAGTTTAATGAAATTGAAGCTACACTTAACAATGCAGACGCCTTAGAAGGCTTAGCAGCTAAGTATGGAACTTCAACTGCAAAAATTATAGCATTCTTAGAAGAAGCACAAGGCAGGATTCAAATATTCAAAGACGAAACTGTAACCATAGCTGGTATTATAAGTGATACTTGGGACCAGATGGGTAAGAACATGGCAGCCGGTATAGCACAAGGTATTATGAAAGGCGAAGGGTTGTTTAACAGCTTTAGTGGCTTCTTAAAGAACTTTGCTAACCAAGTTATAACACAGATTATACAAAAGATGCTAGTTCAGCCAATGATAAATCAAATGACACAATTTGGTAGTAGCCTTATGGGCGGACTTGGCGG